AGTCACTACACAACAAAGAAACCCCGATGGTACATACGCTGTTGCTGAAGCACTAACAACAGTACCTAACTGTTATGTAGCAGAGGAATTTGAAAATGATATCTGTATCAAAAGAATAATTAAAGGAATTTAAATGAATAAAGAATTTATTAGAATTGGAACTAAGTTTCCATACAAGAACAAAATATTTGAAATCGTAGACTTAGTTGAAGGTACTTCACAAGCAATAGGTGACATCGTTACTTTAGTCTTTTACAAGAATGGTGACGGTGTTCTAAAAGTAAAAACAATGGAATCGTTCTTAGAAAAATTTGAGATGTTCAGATAACAGGAGAAAGAGGTAGATGGTGAGCACACTACAATTAGGATTAATAATTTTCAGTACATTTGGTGGATTGTCTATTATACATACTCTTTTTAGGGTTCTATTTTAGAACCCCGAAAAGGAAATAAGATACTGCTCCCAATATAAATGTAAAAACACCAATTAATATTTTTACAATAACATCAAAACATTTATCTTCGCAGCCATTACATGAATCACATTCATAGTACGATTTTTTACCACAGAACGACTTTCCTTCTTCCCAAAGTTTGAAGAAAGTTTCCACAATAAATCCTTTGAAAATTATTCAATATATTTAAAAAAATATAAGGAAAAATTCCCTTATATTAAAATTCATATGATAATTTAAACAATACATTTCTTTCAGATTTATAGAAATTATTTGTTGCTGGTAAAGCTGTTGTATCAGCAATACTTCCATTTTTAGCTGTATATCCATTATCAACATAACTCAACTTCATAGAAGCTATTAAATTCTTTGTGAATTTAAAATCTGTGTATATTGTATAGATGTCAGACCCTCTTCTTCTCCAGAAACCATAATCATTATAAAATAATGAACCATTATTGAATGAAGACCAATTTTTAGATGTTTTGAAATATTCAAATCCTACATCAGTTTCATACCCAAACAATTCTGTATAATACTTTGTTCCAAGTAATACACTTGAACCCTTTTGAGTATCATTATCAAAGTCATATTGTTCAGGTAAATTTGTATTCGCCCATTTTATTGTATTTGTTGCTGAACCAAACACACCGCTATTCAATACATCTTTAAATTTAGAATTCCAAATACTATAACCAAGAATACCATAATAAACAAACCCTGACTCTAATAAATCATTATAGCTATATCCTAATCCAAATAATTGAGCATCACCCATGGCTAGACCTTTATATTTTACATCAGCTGTAATATAATTAAGTTCTAATGTATGTTTATCATTACTATATTCATAGAATGTAAATATTCCTTCAGTTCCATCATTAGCTTCAATCAATTTTTCATCATGTTGCCAATTATCTTTTTTCCAATAATTTTTACCTATCTTTAAAATATGATTTTCATTACTTAGAACCAAGAAACCACCCTGAAGATTTAAATCAATTAATGTAAATAAACCATTACCTTGAATTTCATCTTGATTAGAGAACTTCTTGAAGTTTCCACCTGTTAGAGGAATTATTCCATACGCAAACGATAATCTAAAGTCTTCAATTTCAGCAAGCGTAACCTGTGCAAAAAGCTTTTCAATAAACATATTGCTTCTGTCTTGTGTAAGCCAAATTTCTCCAAGGTCTTTATCCTTATTATATTCTCTTCCATTGTTGTAATATCCAACTGTACTAGAAATTTTTAAAACATCTGATATTTGAATATCTAAGTAGTTTTTAATTTCTCTTCTATTGAATGAAGTGTTTAAATTCTTACCCACATCACTTCTTTCACTAAATGAAGAATCTTGATTATAATACATAACTTTCGTTTTTGTTTTTATATCTATATTTTCTTCATCGACAATTGTATATATATCACCTAACACACTAGATACAAATAAAGCGATTAAAAATAAAATATTTTTCATTTTAACTTCCCTTCAAATGTACTAGAATTATTCTTAGATAATTCTTTTAATTGAGCAACATATATAGTTACTTCATTTTTGTTTAAATCATCAACTTTATACTCTTTTCTTTTCTGTTCATCATTTAATACTCTAACCCAACCAAGATATGATTTTGTTGTCATATCGATATTCTTAGAAACGAAAAAATCATATACTGATTTTTCGCTGGCAGATAAGAGACTAAATGAAAGTGATAATGATAATATCATCTTATTAATTTTCATTTTCCTTCCTAATATATTCTATATTCTTGATAAACTGCTTGTATATTAATACTAACAATTGTTCCATTCTTATTTGTATCTAATATTTTAACATTTCCTCCACTTGAATTTAATATATATTTATTTAAGTACATTCCATTACCCCTGATGTAACCTTTGTCTTTTTTCGTACTATAATTTTCTTTAAAGACATTTGGTAAATCTTTTTCAGGTATTCCATTACCGTTATCTACAATATTAATGGAGATTAGTTCATCATGAAATGAACCAATCTTAATAAGTATGTCTGATGCTTTTGCTTCTAAAGAGTTCTTTAAGTGATTGATGATAACATTCAATAAGTCAACATTCTTTAATGTTTTTATTCCATTATGTTTTATTCTATAGTTTTTTAGTTCTTCATCTATCTGATATTCAAATCCAGAGTTACTGATGGTGATAATTTTACATGCTCCTTCACATATATCATAAAGAGTTTTATTTCCATTACTATATCTAAGATGTTTAAACCCACGCATTCTATCAAGTGTAGTGAAAACTTGTTCAATTGCAAGTTTAATGAATTCAAAGTCTTTACCAAGAGTTATTATTTTTCTATTTAACTTTATTCTTTCTGGTGTTATGTTTTTATCATTTTCATGTTCAAATAGTTCTGATGCAATGTATTCATTGATTATACGATGTATTTTTTCAAGTTTATTATCTATGACTTCCATTGGTGTATTCATTTCATGGTGAACATTTTCAGTGATTATAATCATGCTTTGATTTGCAAGTATTGCTTCTGAACCTATTGTTTGAACCATATGTTCAGTTTCTTCTTTTTTGTAAGAGAGGTACATAAAGACTAATGTTATTGTGTATACTAAAAGAAAAGTCAATAGATATGGTATCTTTAATTCTTCTATGAACACAGATAAATCAAGAGAAAAATAAGAATCACATGCTTTCACAAACAATAAAATATTTCTATCTTGACTTGTATAATATTTGTCAAATAAATGTAACAGTTCTATATGTTTATCTCTGTTTCTGACAAGTTTTTTTACATTTTTATCTTCAGTTATAACTGCATCATACACAAATTGAGTTACAGTATAATCCTTCAATACATAATTACAATTAGATATTCTACAAAGTTGTTCTAGATCAATTTCATTGTATTCATAAATGTTATAGTTCATTTGTTCTAAGGTATATTGGCTATATGTTTTTCCCATTGCAACAATATTCAGTAAAAATACAAAACCAAGCAATAGTCCTATTGAAAACAGAACTAGCATATATTTCTTTATGTAATTACATGTATAACAACCAGAATTAAAAAATCTAACAAATCTAAATACCTTCTTGAAGGTCATCTCATTCTCCGAATAGTTTATCTCTTATGTAATCTCTTCTCTCGTCTATGTTTAATGATGTTTTATGTAGAACATAATCAGTGATTTTATCGTGATATATATTTTTAAATTGTTCTTCTAGTTCACGTGTAGTTTTTATGTATTTGTTTAATTCATTACCTGTATAAAAAATAAACTTTAAATCTTTGTTTACTCTGTATATCTCTTTAAATACATCTACACCAGTCAACCTAATATTACCATCATCACTTTGAACACTACCACCATATGTGATATCTATGATGGCCTTTGTTATGTTTAACCCACCATAATATTGATGTGTAGCAATAAAGTTATATACAGCAAATTTAGAATCAAATGTAATTAGGTTATAATCTGATAATATGTACCCACTATCTTCAAAAATATTTTCAATATCATCAACTAAGAAAGATACCATTCCTGGGTTATCATCTATGATAAGAATACTTTGTTTTTCTGGATTGTATTTGTTTAATTTTTTAATCCACGAACAATTTTCTATGTTACCACAACCTGTACAAAAAAATGATTTACCACATGATTCTATACATATTCCTTCTGAATATTTTGATTTTCTTCTTTCCTTGATAGAATCATTTACAAAGTAATCTTCAACTTTTTCTTTTGGTTTGAACATAGAAAAAAACATATTTTTTAAATTCATTTTGCTAGACCCTTTAAAATATTTATTGTTTCTATTGTTTCCTTTGGTACTGTCAATAATGACACCATTGTCAAAGAGAATGCTAAACTTAATGTGATAATAATAAGTGTTGTTTTGTTCGTTTTAATAAATTCGAATAGTCTAACTATCTTTGACTCTTCTGTTACTGATTTTATTTCATATTCTTTAATTAATCTCTTCAGTAAATATTGCTTTTGTTTTATAATTCCCTTTACTGTTTCATATAAAATATCTCTAGAAATAGTATGACTTGTTACAATTCTATCATTTATAAATACAATGAACTGAATCAGTTCTTTATCATCTGGAAACTTAGAAAGTAGATTTATTAGGTTTTCATGAAATTTGTCTGCGTCAGATGAATACGCTGAAAGTTGACTGTCTAGTTCCTTTGATAGTTGTTCTAAAGAATGTTCTATTTCTTTTAAGTCATTAAGCATAATAAACCTTGGTTCAATTTTTATTTATTTAAAAAAATTAATGTATATTTAAGGCACTTTATTATATAATATCTTATAAGAAAAAGAAGGAGATAAGATGACTTTAGTTAAACCAAATACACCAGGTGGAGTTGATTGTAAGTTTGGAAAGATTGAGGATGGTTGTTTACTTTATATGGGCATTTATTACAAAATTAGATATGTAGTAAAAGGAACATTAATTATTGATAGTGATAATTTGATGGGTAAATTTGGAGATGAGTTTCCTTTGGAGTTAATTAAATGAATCTGAATATGGAAGATCTCCTAGGTATAGAATCTAGTTCTAAGGGTGACCCTATTGTATTAGTTGACTATAGTCACCTTAGTCATAGGAATTTATTTATAGCTAAAGTTAAGATTGATAGTATGTCCAATAATATGTTCTCTTTTTATAATTTGGATGATTACAATGAATGCCTTCCTGGTAATCCTCTTAAGAGTGCAGCTTTAGTAGATATGTATTATCATATGATGTTAAGAAGCATCATAGGAATTAAAAAACAATTCAAAATTAAATCTGAAAATATAATTCTCTGTAGGGATGATAGATCTTGGAGAAAAAATGCGTATAGTGGATATAAAGCTCATAGAGCAGCTGAAAGAGATAAATCTGATTTAGACTGGAATGCCTTTTATAAGGATGCAGATAAATTATTTGGTATTATTGAAAGTAGTACCAAGATTAAAGTACTCCAAGTTCCTGAAGCTGAAGCAGATGATCTTCTTTATGTTCTAGCTGAAAATTTATCCAAGTCTAATCCAATTACAGTTGTTACTAGTGATAAAGATTTAAAACAAATATTAAGATTTAGTAATGTAAGTATGTATGATCCATTAAAAAGAGAAATGGTTAAAGATTGGGTAGCTTCTGATTTATTAAGTCATATATTATGTGGTGATAGTGGAGATGGTGTTCCTAGTATTAAGGATGGAGCTGAATTTGAACCTAGCTTTATTTCTCATTTAAAAAGAAATTTTATCAATCTTAGTAAGGTTGAAGATGTAACGAAATTGGAAGTGTTTAAACCTATATCAGAAAGTTATGATGGTAAAATTTATAAACCAGGGAGATTCGCAGAAGGAGGAGCAAAAAAAGTTATTCAGGCTAAGAGTTTAAGAAGTACATTAAAAGAAAATCCAATCTTTAAAAGAAATTTTATAAGAAATAGATTATTAATAGACCTTAGAAAGATACCTAAATATATTAGTACTAGGATAATGGATATGTTTGATTCATTACCACAAAAGAAAAATAATATGTTTGATTTACAAGATTGGTTAGTTAAACATAAACTCAAAGAAGTTCAAAAAGATATACAACATTTATTAAACTAAAAGAAGGAAAGAAATATGTCAGACAATTTAGAAAAAAGAGCACAAGAGTTGATTGCCGAAGCGGCTAAACAAATTATTGATTATGAAGCTAGTATGGAATCTATTAGAGCTGATATTAAAGCTGTTAAAGATGAAATGAAGTCAGAAGGTATTAATATTAAAGCATTAACTGATGCAATCAAAAGATATAAAGCACATCTTGCAGGTAAAGCTGATATTGAAAATGACCTCGACGAAGCGGATTTGTATTTGAAAGTACTAAAGGAAAGTTTAGTATAATGAAATATATTCAAGACCAATTTATTACTCATCTAGGATTAGAAAGAGTCAAAAAACTTGGGTCTGAAAAATATAATTTCAAGTGCCCCTTGTGTAATGAGGGGCATAGTAAAACAAAAAGAAGAGGATATTTACTTTGGAATAAAAGATATAATACATATGTTTTTAACTGTTTTAATTGTGGAACTACAACTAATTTTAAAAATATATTAAAAATTCTTTCACCAACACAAGTTCCTATATATGAACAGAAGGAAAAGGAAGAGAACTTTAGGTCATATATTCATCCAATTAAAGAAGAAAAACTAGATGATAGTATTAGTATAATTGGTATATCTTTATTACCTAAAGGTAGTACTAAATGCTCTGACAATTCAGTATGTCTTGAGTATTGTTTAAAAAGAAAAATCCCTCAAAAATTTATCAAGAAATGGTACTATCATAAAGACTATGGATTAATAGTACCATTTGAATTAGATAATGAAAGCATTTATGGATGGCAAAGTAGAAATCTAGATACTAAATATTTTCATATTGAACTACCAGAAAATAACCCAAAGATATGGAATTGGTTTAATATAAATAAAGATGAAGAAGTTTTTATTTCAGAAAGTATTATTGATGCTAGTATGTTGTATTATATTGGTAAACAAAGTATAGCAGCTATTGGTTCTGATATAAGTACGGAATATTTAGCTGAACTTAAGTATCCAGTTTTTATTTTTGATAATGATAAAACAGGTAAAACTAAAACTATTAAATATTCTAAATTATTACCAAATGCAAAGTTTTTAGTTTGGGATAAAAGAATACATCAAAAAGATCTTAACGAAATAATAACATCTTCAATACCCATAGACAAATTTAAAAAATTCATAGAAGGTAGTCTTAAAACTGGATATGAAATACAAATACAACATAAAATGAATTTATTTTAAGAAGGACTAATTTTGAAAATAGAAAAAGTAAATAACGCCACAATCAATGTATTACAAGACGCCTATCAAGATGTAACAGTAAGTATGATAAACAAATACTTAGTAGATTATTATGGGTTTTCTGTAGTAGATTCATTATCAACAAGAGATAATTTTTGGAAATTTATAAACACTTTAGTGGATTGCACCACATATAGATTTGAAATTTCAAGCACCAGTAAAGTATATTATATTGAACAGAACAGTAAAGATTTTTTGATTATATCTGATGTAGGCAATTCCGATATCTTCAATGTTAATATCTTCGGTAGAGATATTGCAATGACTGAAAAAGTATATCAAGATTTTAAAAAGTTTGAGCATGTTGATGATGAGATTATGGTTAACTTTAATACTTTCAGTAATGTTAATAATAAAATTACTGAATATAATAATCCATTAAAAGCATGTACTTTTAATGATGATATACCTGATTACTATCCATATCTAAATACAGATGAATTGTTTAGACAATTTACACTAAGTAATGAAAATATTCTTGTTCTTAGTGGAGCTCCTGGAACTGGTAAAACTAGAGCAACTAACCTATATATTAAATGGTTGATTAAAAATCCAGATATTTGTAGAGAGTATAAAATTTATGATAATGCAGGTGGTGATGATGATGAACAAAGTTTCACAGTTGGTTATGTAAAAAATGAAGAAATCTTAGCACATGATGGTTTCTGGGAAACTATTACTAAGTTTAATCCAGCATTAGTATTCCTTGATGATGCTGACTTTTGTTTGTCTAGCAGAAAGAATGAAGTTACATCATCTGAAGATTTTGCTAAGAATAAATTTCTTGGACAGTTACTAAGTTTTACAGATGGTATTACTAAAAATAGAACAAAATTTATTATTACAACAAATGTAGATATTGATGATATTGATACAGCTATTTTAAGAAAAGGTAGAACCTTTGATATTCTTAAACTTAGAAATTTAACAAACCAAGAGGCTTTAAATATTTGGAAGAGTAAAGGTTATAGTGAAGAAGCATTTAGTAACTATATTACATCTGATAACATTCCAGCTTGTGATTTAGGTAGTGCAATAAATAAAGAAGAAAGCACAGTAAAATCTGGTAAAGTATTCAGTAAATATTTACTTGAAGATGGAATCAGTATTCTTAATTCAAATAAAAATAAGACAGTAGGATTTTTTAAATGAATGTAAAAACAAAAATTGGTTTTAAACCAGAAAAAATTAAAGTAGTAGTAAAAGAAGGTGGTACAGAAGTACATTATTCAAATGTTTATAGTATGTGGTTTGATAATAATTCTGATATGTTTGAATTAACCAATATCAATGTACTTTATGATATGAAAGCCATTGAAAATCATATTCAGAAAACATTAAACTATATTATGACACATCCAAAGCAAAATTCAGAAGGATAAAAGAATGGATATTAAAATTGACTCAAAGACACAAGATGAAAAAGCATTATATGTAGTATGTAACGACTCTGAAGTAGAACTTTATATTCCTAGAAAAGGTGATAGTTATGATCTTATTAGAACTAAGATTAAAATAAACGTTCCAAAAAAATATACATCTGTAGATATACATATAATCCAACAAAAAGTATTTACTGAACTTGGTGTAAATACTGAACTAAAAGAAATTGAACCAAAATAATTAATGCCAAGTAAATTTAAACAAGGTACCTACAAACCAAGTCATCCTGAAAAATGGGTGACTTCCTCATCAATAATATATAGAAGCTCATGGGAATTTTATTTTTTCAAATGGTGTGATTCTAACCCTAGCGTAACAAAAGTTGCTTCTGAAGAAGTAGCTATCCCTTATTTTTATTCTGTAGATCAAAAATGGCATAGATATTTTCCTGATTGTTTAATAGAATACACTGACAAACATGGTACTACCAGGACTGTAATGATTGAAATAAAACCTAGATCTGAACGTTCAGCACCAAAAAAAGGAAAAAAATCAGAAAAAACATATCTTACTGAAGTATTTACATATGAAAAAAATATTGCTAAATGGACTGCTGCTGATGCTTGGTGTAAAGAAAGAGAAATTAAGTTTATGATTTTAGATGAGTTTGATTTGGGTATTAAGAAATAGATTTAAATAAATCAGTTAATGTAAATTAAGAGGAGTTTAATGAAGCTGTTCAAAGAGTTTTTTCTAGAGTCATTAAATGTTTCAGGTATAAAATTGAAATATAAAGAAGTTCTTGAAAAATTTAATGTATATGAATTTGAAGATAAGATATCTTTGGATTTAATTGTTGTTAAAGAAAAGAACAGAGGAATAGGAACATCTGTGATGAAAGAGCTTTGTTCTTACGCTGACTCAAAGAACAAAGTGATTATACTTTCACCTTCTGATGATTTCGGGGGAAATGTGAAAAAGCTAATTGAATTCTACAAAAGATTTGGTTTTGTTGTGAATGATGGTAAATATAAGATTTTTGGGATCTTTGAAAGAATGTATCGTTTACCTAATGATCAAACAAAAGAACAATACAAAAGTATGTGAGGAATATTATGAAAACATTAAAAGATTTATTTTTAGAAAGTAAAATTGTTACTGTGACTATCAATAAGAATGTTTCAGTAAAAGGTGAAATTTCTAATGAAATAAAAGTAAAAGAATTAGCAAAAGACTATGATTGGTTTACTTCTATGATTGATAGTTATTCACAACAACAAAAAGCTGAAGCAGAAAATAAAAACATTTTAAAGGAATTGAAGGCATTAGGTGCAGATGAAATTTCACATAATGATTTCAGTACACCAATGTCATCTTCTAGAGTGAAAACAATTAAACTATGACTATCACTAAAAAAATGATAGAAGAAGGTGAAGATTTCACTGATGCACTAAGAAAGAATGACAAAGATAGATTTGCAATTGTATCTATTGGTAAGGTGTTGCCTGGAAGTATGATCCAATTCAAATATGATGCAAAACATAAAGACACACTTACTTTCTGGGATGCAATGCCTGTTGTTATTGTTCTTAGAAAAACTGCATCAAGAATGCTTGGTCTGAATTTACATTTTGTTCCATTTATGCTTAGAAAATTATTAGCTGAGTATGTTGTTAAAAGAAATTTAAGTAATATAAAAAATAATAAACCAATGTACATTGATTACAAGATGATAAAAGCTTTTTTGATTGCAATTAAAGCAACAATTTGTATCAGAATGTATTTGACTAGTAGAGTTGGTTCACAAATAACAATGGTGAAATCGCATAAAGATTATATTATTGGCGCAACAACGCTTAAGACTCAAAAACTCTATAAGATGACAAGTGACCAGATATACAAAATTGCTCTTGGCCAAGAATATAGTACCAAGAAAAAGGTTGGGCAAAGAAGAGTTGATAGAGCTAACAAGAAAAAAGTTATGAAAAAATAACGAAACACGGAGAATTTAATGAATATATTTGAATCAATTTCAAAAACATTTTTCAGTAAACCTGAAAAAATCAGTAATTATACAATCAATGATCCTCTTAAAGTAACAGATGAATTGGGTAGTGAACTAGATCTAAGTACATTAATCACAAGCAACATGATGCCAGCTCAATTAAAAAGAGTAGAGTTAACTGTTGATCAGCAATTAATAACATATAGAAAACTTTCAGTTTCAGCAGAAGCAAGTGTTTTGATTGATGAAATCATCAATGAGATATATAACACTACTAAAGATGAACTACCAAAAATCAAAATAGATGGGTATGATATTCCAAAGAATCTTGAAAAAAAGATTCATGAAGGTTTTGCTAAAATTTTGAATATTATGGACTTCAGAAGAAATGGTAATAACATTATTAAACAATGGTATGTTGATGGTCATCTATTTTTAGAATGTATTTTCGATAATGATAAGATAAAAGATGGGATTAAGATTATTGGTGTTCTTGACCCACTTGGGATGTCTAGAGAATATGATGAACAACATAAAAAGATAATTTATAAATATGTTAATGGTTCAAGTGGATATTTTGGTGTTAATTCTGACAATTTTGTATATGATCAAGAACAAATCGTCTATATTAATAGTGGCATAAAAGACGAAAATGGTAAATACATAAGTTATTTATACCCTGCTGTTAAATTAAATAATCAGATGAATATGATTGAAGATATGCTTGTTGTATATAGAATGACAAGAGGAACTGAAAAAAGAGCAATTAAAGTTAATGTTGGTAATATGCCAAAAACAAAGGCAATAACCTATATGACTGAACTTGTTAATAAATTCAGATACAAGAAAACATATAATACAAGTACTGGTACAGTTGAAAACAATTCTCATTTAATGGCTATCACTGAAGACATTTGGTTACCAACTAAAAATAGCACTAAAGATATTGAGATAGATACATTGCAAGGTGGGATGCAATTAGGCGAACTTGACGATCTATTATATTTCAGAAATAAACTTATGATGGCATTAAGAGTACCAACTGGAAGATTTAATGATGATAACTCTTTTGATATTACTGCAACAGAAATCAATAGACAAGAAGAAAGATTTTCAAAGTTTATTTCTAGCTTAAGAATGAAATTTAATGAAGTTTTTATTGAATTACTAAGAAGAGAGCTGATTTCATCTAACTCTATGTCTGAAAAAGAATTCTATACAATCAGAAAACATTTTAAATTTGTTTATCCTGATGATGCGTCAATTGCTAAAAGAGAGTATAATATGGCGTTGACCCAGAAATTAGATTTGTTAAGTGCTATTGAATCTCATATTGGTAAGTATTATAGTGAAAAATATGTAATGAAAAATATTCTTGACCAAACAGATTCAGAGATAGAAGAAATGCAAAAAGAAATAGCTGAAGAAACAAAAGCTAGAATGGGAACGTTAGATTCAATGGATACTGCTGAACAAGCAGTCGATGATACAGGGTCAGAAAATAATTTTTAAAAAGGAAATAGAATGGAAGAATTTAATACAATGGTAAAAGCTGCTACAGAAAAAGACTATGTTGGTTTTAAAGAAGCAATGTTAGGTGCAGTTCAAAATAAAACAGATGAACATCCGGGTGTTCAAGCATATAGAGAAGATATGAAGTATTATGATGACTTAAAGTCAGCTTTAGATACAGTTGTTGGTTCTAATCCAGAAAATAAAGAACCAACAGAATAAAATTATTTTTTAAATAACTTAATATATGTTTAAAAGGTAAATCATGACAGTAAAAATTTTAAATGAAATGGCTGAAGAGATTGAATTTGTTTCAGAATCAGTTAATGGTTCTAATGTTACTAAAATCAAAGGTCTCTTCACTACTATGGAATCAAAAAATAGAAATGGAAGAACATACTCTAAAGCTATTTTTGAAAGAGAAGTAAATAAACTTCAAGAAGGAATACTTAGAGGATCAGTTCTTGGAGAATTAGAGCATCCACAAAGAACAACTGTTGATTATGAAAATGCTGTTATCAAGATTGATAAATTATACATTGAAGGATCAAAAGTTTTTGGTGAAGCAAGTGTTATTCCAGCTGGTAAAGGTCTTATTATTGAGGGATTAATTAAAGTTGGTGCTCAAGTTGGTGTTTCTAGTAGAGGAACAGGGTCATTGGATGAAAATAAATTTGTTAAACAAGATTTTCAACTCATTACATATGATATTGTGAAAGATCCAAGTAATTATGATTCATATTTGAATGCAATTCAAGAATCTAAAAACTATATTATTGAATCTAATGGCTCTTTGATAGAAGCATATGAAAAGTTAGAAAAAGATTTGGAAAAACTTCCAACTCATAGAAGAGCTGAAATTATGCAAGAGGCGATTATAAGTTTTATCAAAAAATTATAATCATTTTAAATAAATATAATACTTTCCTATTTATAGGTTGGCATGGCTGTAAAACTGTATTATAGTACAAAATATAGGAGATATGATGATTAAAGACATTCTTGAAAATCAAGACTCTGCTGCATTATCTGAAGAAATGAAAACTAGTATTAGCGAAGCGTTTGAAAAAGCGGTAGAAGCTAAATTAGATGAAACTTTTGAAGTTAAAGTGTCAGAAAGAGCACTTGAATTAGTAGAATCAAAAGACGCTGAATATAAAAAATATCTTGAAGAATCTGAAGCTAAAATGGTAGAAGAAGCAACTGAATTTAAAACAAGCTTGATTAATACAATCGATGCTTATGTTGAACAATTTGTTTCTGAAATGGTTTCTAAATCTTTGTCTGATATGAAAGATGATATTACAGTGGCTAAATCAGAAGCAATAGTTGAAGCTTTTGAAAAACTTGGTCTAGAAGTTAAAACACAAGAAGTTGATTCAAAAATTGATGAAAGAAATTCATCTGTTGAAGAAATCAAAGCTGAGTTAAACACAATTGTTAATGAAAACATTAAATTAAAAGGTTTAATTCTTGCGATGGAGAAAGACGCTATTGTTGCTGAAGCAAGTGTATCGTTGACTGATATCCAAAAAGAAAAATTGATGAAGATTGCAGAAGCTTTTGGTGACATCAAAGACTTAGAAGATTTTTCTAAGAAAGTTGCTATTGTTGTTGAATCTTTTGAAAAATCAACAGAACCGTCAGAGCCAGCTGCAAAAGAAGAAAAAATTGTAGAATCTAAAGTTGAAACTAAAACTTTCAATTCAAGATTTTTATAATTTTTTAAATAATATTTTATAATTATAATTTTAAAAAGGAATTTAAAAATGGGTTACTTAAATGAAACTGAATTAAAAGCAATTCTTGAATCTGATAAAGCTCCTAAGCTTAATACAGATCTAGAAGTGCAAAACATGTCTACACTTGTTGAAAATCAAGCTAAGTACATTAGTGAAGATATTTCTTCTGCAAGTGCTGATATTGCTGGATTTACAAATATTCTTGTTCCTGCAATGAGAAGAATTATGCCTGCTCTTTTTGCTCAAGAATTAGTTGCTGTACAACCTATGAGTGGTCCTACTGGTTATGTATATGCTCAAAGATTTTTCTATAAAGGTTCTAAAACTACTCCATTGTTAGCTGGTGCTACAATCGTAACTGGAACAAACCTTATTGAGCACGTTGCTAGTACAACTGCTGGTATTGTTATGCTTTACAAAGAAGTAGATGCTGATGGTAAAATCGTTAAAGCTCTTGCTCAAGAATTTAGAAATGCAGCTAACGTTGTTGCTCCTGTTTTAGTAGGTACTTATGGTGTTCTTGCTACTTGGTCAACTCAATCTGCATTCAAACAAATCTTAAAGAACTATTCTGGTCCATATGCAACTGCAGCTGGTGAGGTTCTTGGTGATGCTATGAATCAAGTTGGTTTCAAAATTGATAGAGTAACTGTTACAGCTCATACTAGAAAATTAAAATCTGAATTCAGTGTTGAACTTATTCAAGATTTACAATCACAACACGGTCAAAACGCAGAAGCTGAATTGCTTAACCTTATCGAGTTTGAACTTCAAGCTGATATCGATCAAGAAATTCTTACTATGGTTAAAGACAACGCGATTGCTCTTCCAGACATAGCTGTTAACACCGTGGTTGGTACT